ACGACCATTACAGCCACGGCGCTGATGCCTTCCGTTACATTGGGCTTATGATTCGGGAACCGCACAAGCGCAAACCAAAAGCCATTGCCGAGGCCGCAGGCAGCTGGATGAATTGAGGATTGACCATGAATGACCCACGCATTGACGAAGCCATTAAGTTTTGGCAGCTGGTAAACGACAGCGACAGCACCAACCGCAGCGAAGCACTGCAAGACATACGGTTTGCCGCAGGTGATCAATGGCCGGTGGAAATCCAAAACAGCAGGAATCTTGAAGCGAGGCCGTGCCTGACCATCAACAAAATTGATGCCTATGTGCGCCAGGTGACCAACCAGCAGCGTATGCAACGACCACGCATCAAGGTGCATCCTGTCAACAACCTGGCAGATTACAAGATTGCCCAAGTGCTGGAAGGCATTACCCGTCATATTGAGGTGAACAGCAACGCCGACACCGCCTATGACACGGCTTTTGACTACGCTGTCCGTATGGGCTGGGGTTACTGGCGCATCAATACTAAGTATGTCAGCGAGGATTCTTTTGACCAAGAAATCTACATTGACGCTATAGACAATCCTTTTACGGTCTACTTTGACCCCAACAGCGTAAGACCAGACGGTTCAGATGCAGAGCGTTGCCTTGTCACCACACTGTTAAGCAAGACCATTTTCAAGGAAATGTACCCAGACGCTGACGATGGCGCCAACTTCACGCACCGCAGTACGGGCGACAATTCCGCAAGCTGGGTGACCAAAGAGGATATTCGGATTGCTGAATACTTCCATGTGACCAGGGAAAAGGCCAAGCTGTATCTGCTGAGTGATGGCAGCAGCGGGTTTGCAGACTCTGACCGATTCCTCGAGCGTGTAGCAGCCGCGGGATTGACGGTGGTGGATACCCGTGAGAGTTTCCGCAGGGCAGTGAAGTGGTGCAAGATGACCGCGCTTGAGATACTGGAAGAAAAGACCTGGGACGGTAAATATATCCCCATCGTGCCCTGCTACGGTGCCCAGGTCATTGTGGACGACAAGCGCAAGAAGTATGGCCTGGTGCGGTTTGCCAAAGACCCGCAACGGATGTACAACTTCTGGCGCACCAGCATGACCGAGAGCATTGCCCTGGCGCCTAAAGCCAAATGGCTGCTTGCTGAAGGCCAAGACGAAGGCCACGAGAACGAATGGGCATTGGCAAACATCAAATCCAGCCCTGTGCTGCGTTACAAGCAGAAAGACATAGAAGGACAGCCTGCCCCTGTTCCCGTGCGCCTACAGCCCGAATCACCGCCTGCTGGCATCATGGACGCTGCAAATGCAATCAACACTGATTTACAGATGGTGCTGGGTATCCTAGACCCCAACCAACTGCCAAGCGGCAACATCAGCGGCAAAGCGCTCCAAGGCCAACAGAACCAGACGGATCTGAGCAACTTCCATTTCTACGACAACCTGACCCGCAGCATTAAGCATACGGGCAAGATTCTGCTGGATCTGATCCCCAAAATTTACGACACTCAGCGGGTGATGCGAATTATTGGCAGCGATGGACAACCTGACATGACCACCATCAACGAACAAACCGCGGTGGGCGAAGTGTTAAACGATGTGACCGTGGGCGAGTATGACGTTGTGATGGACACTGGCCCAGGCTTCCAATCCAAGCGCCAGCAGGCCGTGGAAGCCATGATGCCCCTACTGACCGGCAACAAAGAATTGTTTGACCTGGCTGGCGATCTGGTTTTTAGGAACATGGACTTCCCTGGTGCTGACGTTATTGCTGACCGGCTGGCCGCTAGAAACCCAATGGCGCAGATTGACGAGAAGTCAGACATACCGCCCCAGGTTCAGATGCAGCTTGCCCAACAGCAGAAACAACTGGAGCAGATGCAGCAACAACTCCAAGCCGCCCAGCTGGAGATTAATAACCGTATGCAAGTGGCGCAGCTAAAGGACGAAGGCGAAACTAAGCGCAAGTTGATGGATGTGACTGCACGGGCGCATAACACCGAAACAATCGCAGAGGCTCGCGTTAACAATGAGAACATTCGTCGGGTTACCACGCAAAACAGGACTGAGATTGAGGCATTGGTCAAAATGCTAATTGCCCGGATGCCACCTGACCAGCTGCTGATGGAGATTGAAAAGATGAACCAAGAGCAGGCCGCATACGCTCAATTTTCAATTCAAGACATTGGCGAAGGAGCCAATCCGCTAATCCAACCCATGCAATAGTTGCATAACCTTTTGTTTTTGGGTAATAATGCCCCAACCCGACCCGTGGGTTCTTACGGGGCAAATCCTTGGAGTAATCCATGTCTGAAGTAGCGATAAGTGAAGTGCAGAAAAGACTTGAGGCCACAACGGTCACAAGCGAAAATTTAGCTGGATTCCAAGCTGAAAAGCTAGGTTTAGCTGACAAACCGCCACGCGAGGCTATTGAAACAATAGAGCCGCTGGACGATGATAGTCAGAGTGAACCAGCCAGTGACGAGCAGCAAACAACAGAGGAAAAAAGGCGACCTAAGATTGAGCGACGGTTTGAGGCGGTAACCAAAGCGCGTGATGAAGCAAAGCAAGAAGCAATGCGGGAGCGCGAAGCTAGGGTAAGCCTTGAACAACGGTTAGCGGAAATGGAACGGAAACAAGCCCCCAAGGGCGAAGCCGAACCAGACCCAAGCCAGTTTACCGATATGTTTGAATATGCCAAGGCATTGACAGACTACAAGGTTGACCAGCGATTAGGGGAAGAACGACAGAAGGCAGTACAGGCCAAGGTGCAAGCCGAGAAAGAGCAGGTATTAAATACTTGGTCAGAACGGGTTAACCAGGCCAAAGCAGCAATGCCAGATTTTGAGCGAGTGGTGAAAAGCGCAGACATGACAGTAGTCAATGAAGTGCGTGATGCCATATTCGAGTCAGATGTTGGGCCGCAGCTGCTGTATCACCTTGCTGACAATCCCGAATTCGTTGAAAAGCTGCAAGGGATGACGCCAGCCGCACAGTTGCGACAAATTGGGAAGTTAGAGGCTATGTTTGAGAAACAAGACTCAAAGCCTGTTGTCCAGAGAAGTAGAGCAAGCGCACCGATTACCCCTATTCGGTCAGCCGCTAACGGGCGTGATGTTGCATTGACTGCTGATGGGCAGTTTCATGGCAGCTACCAAGCCTGGAAAGCAGGTAGACTTAATGGGCAAATTCGATAACCATTTTTTTAGGATTTATCATGGCAAATAATTTGCTTACCATCAGCATGATCACCAACGAAGCGTTGATGGTCTTGGAAAACGAGTTGACTTTCACGAGCCAAGTCGAACGTAACTATGACGATCAATTCGCTGTAACCGGCGCAAAGATTGGCGCAACACTGAATGTTCGCCGGCCTGGACGCTTTGTCGGCACCAGTGGCCCAGCGTTGAATGTGGAAGACTTTAACGAGACTTCTGTTCCCGTTACCTTGTCTACGCAGTTCCACGTTGATACCCAGTTCACCACGCAGGATTTGGCGCTGTCTCTTGACCGCTTCAGTGATCGAGTGCTAAAACCCGCGGTTGCTGCTATTGCCAACAAGATTGACCGTGATGGTCTGGTGATGGCTAAAAACGCCACTGCCAACATTGTCGGTACTGCTGGCACTGTCCCCACCAGCTTGCTGACCTACCTGACCGCTGGCGCATACCTGGATTCTGAAGGCGCACCACGCGATGGCCGCAGGGCTTGCATTGTTGAACCGTTTACCGGCGCAACGATTGTGGACTCGCTCAAAGGTCTGTTTGTGCCTTCCAACACCATTGCCAAGCAATACGAGCGCGGCATGATGGGCAAGGACTCGGCAGGCATGATGTGGAAGATGGATCAGAACGTTGTTAGCCAAACTTTTGGCAGCTACGCTACTGCTACCCTGGCTTGCGCTACTACCACGGCAACCGGCTTTCTGACCAGCGGCTGGGCATCAACGTCCACCATTGCTCTGACTGCTACCACTGCTACGGCTGGCCTCAAGCAAGGCGACACCATCACCATTGCAAACATCTTTGCAGCCAACCCACAAAATCGCGCAGCTTACGGCTCCAACCGTCTGCGTAGTTTTGTTGTCCAGGCTGATGTGACGGTTGCAACCTCTGGCACGACTTCTGTGATCGTCAGCCCTGCTGTGATTACTGCTGGTCAATTCCAGAATGTGGTGGTCAACAGCACTAGCGCTACCGCAGTAGTGACTCCGTTCAACAACACCGGCGTTGTTTCTCCACAGAACATTGTGATGCACAAAAATGCCTTCACTATGGCCTGCGCTGATCTGGAACTGCCTGATGGCGTTCACTTTGCTGGCCGTGCAGCTGATAAGGAACTGGGTCTGTCAATGCGGGTTGTGCGGCAGTACACTATCAACAATGACTCTATCCCAACTCGCGTAGACGTTCTCTACGGTTGGGCGCCGCTGTACCCCGAGCTTGCTTGCCGGGTTGCCGCTTAACACCTACCACTAAGGAGTAACTATCATGGCAAATCCAGGCGCAGCAACAACCACTACCGTCCATCCGCAAACTCTGTCGAGTAACCAGGCCATCCGCTTGATTGCTTACGCAACGGGCGTTTCTATCAATGCCACAGGCGATGCAGCAATTACCCTGCCGGTCATCAACACCACTAGCTACAACATCACCAATGTCATTATTACTAATGCCAACAAAGATGTGTCTGGTGGTGCTTTGGCAATCTGGACGCAACCAGCTGGTGCGGGTACTGAAATCGTGACTAACGCATCGTTGACCAGCAATACCAGTTCAGCTTACGTCACCAAATCCACGGTGGTAGCGGCTACTGGCACGGCAAACCTTTCAGCCCAGGTGTTCTACGTCCGGGTTGGAACTGCTGTTTCTGGCGGCACGATTGACGTTTTTGTCTACGGTACTGATTTCACAGCGTTCTAAACTGTCGGTTTTCAGTAAAATAAAAGGGGACTGTTCGCAAGGGCGGTTCCCTTTTTCACTCAAAAATCATGGCTACAACATCCCTATCCCCCACGCCCAAGCTGCAATTCTTTGATCTGAACGGCGCTCCATTGTCGGGAGGGTTGCTGTACACCTACGCTGCTGGCACAACCACTCCACTAGCCACCTACACCGACAGCACCGGCAACATTGCCAACACTAACCCCATCGTCCTGGACAGCCGCGGCGAGGCTAATGTGTGGCTTAGTGGGGCTATCTATAAGTTTGCTCTTTACACCAGCGTTAGCGTGTTGATCTGGACGGTTGACAACATCAACGGCAGCACTTTTGCCTCTAATGCTACAGGTGACGGCACAACAACTGCTTTCTCGGTGGTAAACGGTTTTACCGCCATCTACATTAACGGCGTGTACCAGAACCGCAACACCTACACGGTCACTAGCGGCACGGTGACGTTTAGCGAAGCGCCGCCCGACACATCCATCATTGAAGTTGTTTACAACTAGGAATCGCCATGTTAAAAGTAGCAAATTCAGTCATCAACGCCAGCCAGATCGCAACGCCGATCACGTTTGCTGGTAACGTTACCCTATCCACCGGCAACCTAGTCATTGGCACTGCTGGCAAAGGCATTGACTTTTCTGCCACATCTGGCACAGGCACAAGCGAATTGCTGGCTGACTATGAAGAAGGTACTTGGACACCAGTCCCTACTGCTTCCGCTGGCGCAATCACAACGTACACATCTTCTGGAAGTTATGTGAAAGTTGGCAAGTTAGTTACCTGCATTGCGCTTATAGACATCACAAATTTTGGCACAGCAAGCGGTGATTTGATTGTTAATGGCTTACCTTTCACTACGCAAAACACAACTGAATATGCGCCAGTGTTTATTAGAGAAACTTTTGCCACAGGTGTTGCCTGTACCGGACGACTTTTATCTAATTCAACCGAAGTAAGCAGAATATACAAATATGATGGAACCTCGACAATAAATGTAATTTATCCAAGAGAGATTTTTCTTTTAAATATCTCTTATATTTCTGCCTAAAAGGATAAATCATGGCGCTGACAAAAGTTTCTTATTCAATGATTACTGGCGCAGTTGCCAACGTCAGGGATTTTGGCGCGACTGGCGATGGGGTAACAAACGACACAGTTGCCATTCAAGCCGCCATTGACAGCCTTGCGGCCACGGGCGGCACGGTATTCTTTCCAACAGGCGAATACCGCATTGCCCGCAACATTGGCACCAATGACCGCTGGGGCGTCAAAGTTGTGAACAGCAACATCAGTTTGGTTGGTGCGGGAAACAGCACTAAACTTCGCCGTTTCAACACTGATATCAGCACCTACGCCTTGGCCTACCCCATCGTTTTCGTTGGCATACCTGATAGCAACGTAGCCGCTGCCACTGAAAACGTGACCATTGAAGGCATCCAGTTCATCGGTGAGGACACGCAGCACTCTATTGGTGGCAGCGTCATCCATGACTTCCGCAATGCCATCGAAGCAAAGAACACCAAGAATTTGGTTGTGCAAAACAACCTGTTTGTAGACGTTGACTCGGCAGTCATCTACTATCAAAAGCCAATTGAGTTTGACTACGCCAACAATCAAAACTACAACACCACAAAAAACTACAACACAAAATTTATTGACAATAGCTGCATTGCCGTGGCTCATGCAATTTTGAGTCGCAATGTGCTTCACGCTGTAGTGTGGTCGGGCGTTGATTTTTGTGAGGTGTCTGGCAACTACTTTGAGTGGTGTGATGATTGCGTAGCTGGCGAAGGTACTTTTACAATTCCGACTCAGGTGGAAACAGACACTTGGGTTTCAAGCATCGGCGCGGTAAAACGATGCGGTCGAGGCTGGAAATTTAACAGCAATGTTTGCTACAACTCATCCGAACACGCAGTTTATGCCGCAGGCATTGATGTTGAGATTACCGACAATTATTTTTACACTGACGAGCCTGCCATTTGCGCTTACGACATTGTAAAAATTCGTTCACGCAATGTGCAAGTCACTGGCAATGTGTTTGCAAACTACTCCTTGGCAATTGCTGTTACCACACCGTCATTTGATGTCAACGTGGTAGGTAACACAATTTACGCGCCAGAAGCTATAGCCTTGCTTGTGTCTTCTGCGGTTATTGCTGTTGACAGTGATGGACTGGAGGATTATTCGATAGGCCGTCCTTGGTTCACTACCAACGACACAATGCGTAATATTGCTATTCGCGGAAATACTATTCAATTTCCCTCTACAGCAGCAACGGCTGGCTTATACCAGATTGCTTTTCGCATCTATACAAGTGGGTCCAGCACTCTGTTCCCCTTGTTTGAGCAAGAAAATATAAGCATTTGCGATAATTCTGTTTCGTGCCCACAAATCGGCGTTTTCGTTATCAATCAATTAGTTCGCGGAATTGATATTAGCGGAAACAACTTTGCCGCAAAATCCTTTGTTGAAACAGGATTTAATGGTTCAACGGTAATGAACACTTATGCCGCTTTAGTTATTAACGATCAAAGTCCAGTTGTGGGGCAGCAGATTAAGTTTAATAATAATACAGTGCGCGGCGCGTCATTTTTGTTTTCCACATTTACCGGCACAGGAACTGCTATTCAAACTCCAGGAATGGCAACAGGCAACAAACTTGACTACATCAAGACGTTCATGTCTTCGGACATGAACCAGCCTGCGTTGCTTGGATTTAACGGAAACAAAGGTTTGTATTTCCTTGACCGTTCTGGCTGGTTTTCTGGCGGGATTAATAATTCTTTGAACGATGGAACCAATGCCAACAGCGCATTGAAATCAATGATTGCTTACAACGGCACAAACGTCTTGTTTTACACTAACGACTCTGGAACAACTATTACATTGGGTTAATTGTTAAACCGTACTGGTGCGGCCCACCAGACTTAATGTCTGACTGGATGGTCAGGCTGGAAACAAGGAAATGATATGTTGGAAAAAGTTATCTCTGTTGATCTGATTGAAGTCTTGGAAAACGGCTCCGTGCAAGTTCGCACCAAGACCGCCATCAAAGAAGATGGCAAACAAATCAGCGGCACGTTTCACCGTCACGTTGTTGCCCCCGGTGATGACTACAGCGCCGAGGATGCCCGTGTAAAAGCTATTTGCAAAGCAACGCATACTGCGGCTGTGGTGACTGCTTACAAGGCTGCTGCCGAAAAATGATTCGCACTGCCTCTGGCCCAATCCTGTGGTACATGAAAGCCTGTGGCTTCCAAGGGTGGACTAGCTTTTGGAATGTCATTTACATGGCTCCAGGGTATGAATTGAACAATGCTTTGATCAGGCATGAGAACAAGCACTTGGAGCAGATGCGGCGGGATGGCAAGGTGCTGTACACCATCAAGTACACATGGTGGATGCTGCGCTATGGTTATAAAATGAATCCGTATGAAGTTGAGGCACGAGCCGCTGAACAACCTTGAAAGACAAACATGACACAAGAAGCATTCCAACCAATTGGTGCAACAGTTAACTTTACCGGCGCAACCAGTGCGCCAACGGCAGTGCAGCCCAACCCATCCAATGTGGTCAACACTAATTTTAGGTTTGTCAATACTGGTGCTGTGACCGTGTTTTTAGGAACTGGTACAACGTCAGCAATTGCTGTGACAGCTGCATCTGTAACCACCGGCATTCCATTAGTAGCTGGCGCTGTTGAAGTAATGAGTTTTCCTCAAGGAACATTCTTTACAGGCATTACTGCAAGCAGCACCGCGGTGGTCTACGTTACGCAAGGGCAAGGGCTGTGACAACCCCCCAAGACATCATTAATCGGGCGCTGAAGGACGTTGGCGCTCTAGCTGCGGGGGAAACCCCTGCGGCAGCAGATTCGGCAGATGCGTTCGATATGCTGAACGATATGTGCGCTCAGTGGTCAAACGAAAACATGATGGTCTTCTATAAGACTGAAATCATTTTTCCAACAACGCCCAACCAAGTGCAGTACACCATCGGCCCAGGTGGTCAGGTAGGCGCATCGTTCACAGGATCTATTGCTGGCACAACGTTGACAGTCACTGCCATCACATCAGGCGCTATAGCGATTGGTCAAACCCTGTCAGGCACTGGCATTACCGCGGGAACCACCATTGTGGGCTTCACAACGGGCGCAGGCGGCAACGTTAATGAGGCAGGCACATACACTGTCAGCACCAACCAAACAGCGGCTAGCACCACGATTGCAGCTTACTACGAGCGTCCCCTGACCATTGAAAGCGGGTTTGTCCGTATTGCCACAATGCAAGGCGGCAGTTCTGTTGCTGGCGGTTACCTAGACTATCCTGTGGCCATCTTGGGAGCAGAGGAATACCAGAGCATTGGCATTAAGCAGCTAAGTGGGCCGTGGGCCAAGGCGATCTACTACCAGCCAAGCGAAGTTCTGGGGACATTGTTTGTCTATCCAAACCCCAGCCAGGGCGAGTTGCACTTGTTTACTCAGACCATCTTTCGGCAGTTCAACGGCTATGCTGACTCCATCCAGCTGCCCCAGGGCTACAACAATGCTTTGCGGTGGTGCTTGGCTGAACGGTTAATGCCCATGTACGGCAAGACCAATGCGACAACCATTGCCATGATCAACGCATTTGCTGCCCAGGCCAAGGCCACGATCAAACGCACCAATATGCGTCCCCCCCAAGTTTCGCGTTATCCTGATGCACTGATGGTTGGCAAAGCCAAAGATGCCGGTTTTATCATGGATGGCGGTTTCCGTTAAACAAGGATTATTATGACTACTGTTGCCATTTCTGCTCTGCCCGTTGCTACCGTTATCAACGCTGCCGACATTGTTCCGTTTGTCCAGGCTGGCACAACCAAAAGCATCAGCAAGACCTTGCTGTTCACCAGCCCCACATTGGTGACGCCTGCGTTGGGTACGGTTGCCAGTGGCGTCATTTCAGCCTGCACATCGACCAGCATGGTCATGGTGACACCAGTAATTGGTGCAGCCACCGGAACGAGTTTGGCAGCAACGGGCGCAATTACATCCTCTGGCACGGCAGGCGTTGGCTACGCAACAGGCGCAGGCGGTACTGTTACCCAAGCAACCAGCCGCACCACAGGCGTGACGCTGAACAAAACCACAGGCGCAATTACCATGTTTAGCGCAGCAGGCACAACGACTGCGGCAACTTTTACTGTGACCAACAGCACCGTGGCGGCAACCGATGTGATTATCCTCAATCAAAAGTCAGGAACGGATTTGTACGACCTGATGGTTACGGCAGTGGCGGCAGGAAGTTTTAACTTGACATTCCGAACAACTGGCGGCACTACCACTGAAACTCCGGTCTTTAACTTTGCAGTGATTAAAGCTGTAGCAGCTTGATATGCCAGATTTTGGTTTTGTTGGGACTTCCTACGAAGCCCCTTCTATTTATCAAGATGCTCAAGAGTGCATCAATTTCTATGCGGAGATTGATCCTCAAAAGCAGGCTGGTGAACGGGGCGTTGTAGCGCTGTACCCAACCCCTGGCCTAACTCTACAAACCCAGTTGGCCGTAGCAGAAGTTCGTGGGCTGCATACCCTGTCAGGCGAGACAATCCTGATTGCCGTGTCAGGCGCAAGTGTTTACTCGGTCAACACCAGCATGGTGGCAACCTTAATCGGTACGCTGTTAAGCACCACTGGCCCAGTGTCCATCAGTGACAACATCACTACCAACAACGGGTTGACTGCCTACATTGTGGATGGCGGTAACCGCTATACCTGGATTGCAGCCACAAATACCTTTGCAGTATTGCCGCCTACTGATGGCCCTTGGCAAGGCGCAAACGTCACAGATCAGGTTGATAATTATTTCCTCTACAACGAGCCAGGAACGCAAAACTTTGCTTGCAGCGACCTTGGCCTTGCTACGTCATCTTTGGCGCTGTACGGCACGGTTGATGGCTCCAGTGACCTGTTGGTTACCTTCATTGTTGACCGTAGGCAAGTCTACTTGTTGGGAGAACGCACTACAGAGGTTTGGACTGACATTGGCAACGTGATTGCTGGCATCACTACTTTTCCGTTTCAGCGAATTCAGGGCACAAGCAGCCAAAGCGGTATTGCTGCAAGGTTTTCGTTGGCGCGGTTTGGCAATAGCTTTGTTTGCGTAGCTAGGGATACGGTGGGCAATGGCACAATTGAGATGATGGAGGGGTACACCTGGGTGCGGATATCTACCCATGCAGTTGAGCAGAGCCTAATCAACCAATACATTGGTGATGCAATTGCCTATACCTATCAGATTGAAGGCCATGAGATGTACGTTGTTACATTTCCAACTGTCAATTTGACATGGGTTTATGACCTATCCACTAAAAGCTGGCACAAATGGCTAGCGTTTGCAAATGGCGTTTACAGTCGGCATCGGTCAAACTGCGGTGCGTTTTTTGCCAATCGGTACATTGTTGGTGACTTTCAAAACGGCAAGCTGTACAGCATTGAGAATGCTGTTTACACAGAAGATGGCGCAACAATCCGAAGGCTACGTCGAGCGCCTCACTTGGTGGCTGACTTCCAACGTCAATACTTTGATGAACTACAAATTCAATTCCAACCAGGCGTTGGGCTTGGCGTCACACCAGAGCAAACTGCTGATGGCATTGTCACCGAATTGGCAAACGTTCCACCAGCAGGCCCAAGCTACCAACTGATTGCAGAGTTTGATTGGCAGTACCTAGCAACAGAAAGCGGCGATGAAATCACTACTGAGGCTGGCGATGGTTTTGAATCGTTGGTGACGTTTGCTTACAGTGGGCCTGATACAGCTGGCGCCGAGATTGTCACTGAGCAATACCCCGCTACGCCTGGTTACGATCCACAGGCCATGCTGCGATGGTCATCTGATGGCGGCAGCACCTGGTCAAGTGAGCATTGGACATCTATTGGAAAAATGGGGCAGTATAGCAACCGTGCTATCTGGCGGCGTTTAGGATTTGGCCGTGATCGCGTGTTTGAGGTTAGCATCTCAGCGCCTGTAAAAGCCGTAATTATTTCAGCCAATTTGAAAGCTAGCGCAGGGGATAACTAATGGCAACTTCTATCCCCAACAGCAACATCAACATTCCGTTTAGCAGCTTTTTAGACCCAATAACGGGCAGGCCCAGCCAAGAGTGGTTGATGTTCTTGATGAACCCAACCTTTATCAGCGCAAATTTAAGTGCTGCTTTGCCAGTTACCAGCGGCGGCACGGGGCTGACCACAATCCCCACCAACGGCAAATTGTTGATTGGCAATGGCACAGGCTATTCGCTAAACACCTTGACAGCTGGTACTGGCATCACAGTGACCAATGGTTTAGGCACAATAACCTTGGCATCCAGCGGTGTGACAAGTTTCAGCGCAGGTACAACGGGGTTTACGCCCAGCAGCCCAACAACTGGCGCAGTGGTTTTGGCCGGCACATTAGTAATAGCCAACGGCGGCACAGGAGCCACTACAGCCGCAGCAGCTAGGGCCAACTTGGGCGCTGGCACGGTTACATCAGTAGGCGGCACTGGCACGGTCAACGGCATCACACTGACAGGCACAGTCACCACAGCAGGCAGCTTGACGCTTGGCGGTACGCTGAGTGGGGTTAGCTTGACCACGCAAGTTAGCGGCATCCTGCCTATAGCCAACGGCGGGACAGGTACTTCTACTGCTGGGGTTAGCGCCACCATCGTGACTGCCAAACTGACTGCACTTGGCGCAGACGGTAGCATGACTTTTACAAACGGTTTGCTTACAGCGCAGACTCCTGCGACTTAGGGCAATGGAATGAGCCTGGTCACACAAGTCAGCAAAGAGCAGATTGAGCGCCTGCAAAAAGAAATGGCGGCAATGCCGCAAGCTGAGTTGGTGACAGAGCATTCGTTTAGCCCAGGAATGTACCTCCGGAAAGTTTACCGACCCGCGGGAACGCTGATTGTGGGCAAGGTGCATAAAGAGCCGCATTTCTTTCTTTGCGCCAAAGGTGAAATAATCGCCTGGACAGAAGGCGGCATGAAACACTTGTACGCTGGTGATGTGGTGGAAAGCAAACCAGGCACAAAGCGAGTGACCTTGGCCGTAACTGATGCGATTGGGATTACGATTCACCGCACTGACAAGACAGATTTAGATGACATTGAAACTGAATTGATTGAACCGGACACGGCAGCATTGTTTGATTCATCAAATAAGTTAAAACTGAAGGAGTTGACATGACTTGGGTAGCAGCAGCCTTATCAGGCGTTGGAACTTTTATTGGCGCAAATGCTTTGCCGCTTGCACTTGGTGGTAGTGCTTTGTTGGGTTATGCAGGTTCGCAAGGACAAGCATCAGCTGCTAGGGAAGGCGCACAGCTGCAATATGGTGCTACGCAAGACGCAGCCCGACAGCAAAGGGAGATGTTTGACATACTCAATGCCCAACAGCTGCCGTACCGTACTGCCGGTGGAGGAGCGTTGACCAGCCTGCAAAGTATGCTTCCGTACTTTACTGAGCAGCAGCCTGATTACAAACCGTTTACGGCAGCAGATCTAAAAACAAACCTAGCGCCAAACTACGAGTTTATGAAACAGCAAGGGCTAGGCGCTACTGGTCAAGCAATGAACGTTGGTGGCGGTGGCAGCAACATTGATTTGGCTAGGACTAAGTTTGCTGAAGATTACGCAAGCAATGCCTATCAAAATGCTTTGCAAAACTATATGTCTCAGCAGCAAAACATATTTAACCAAGGCCAAAGCCAAAAAACAAACATCTACAACCGCCTGTCTAACCTAGCTGGCATTGGGC